GGGTCGAAACCTGCAACAGGACCAGCAGCGTCAGCACCGCCACCGAAACCGCCTGAAGCACCAGCAGCATTAGCGCTGTTGGTTGGGGTTTCCATCAGGTTGATACCTGAGTTAAATGCTTGCTCCTCGCGGAGGAACTTTTCTTGGTTTTCCAGCAGGACTGCGGTTACCGCTCTTCTGTGGGAATCTTTGATTGGATCAAGACCCTCATAGTCGAGAAGTGGACTCCACTTTTCCTGCAGATGCTCTGATTGGAACATTTGCTTTTACCTATAAGTTGACAGTTTTGTTTGAATTAATGTTAAATTCAGTTCTTTCTGAATGCGCCCAGTGACTTGAGATATGCATCCATGCTTCTAGTAGTAGGAGCAGGAGTGCTATCTACACCCTCAGAGAGGGTTTGTGGGGCTTCAGATTTGGTAGCAGGAGTTCTGGAGAAGTATGACTCCTTCAGAGTCTCAAGCTTTTCACGATATTCTTCTTCACTTTCAAACTCAACACTTTCGGCAAGTGAAGCGAGCTTCTCTTTCTGAGAAAGTGCAAGACCCTCTGCAACGGAATCAAGGATTCCATCAGCAACTGACTCTGCGAGTCTGCTGTTCAGGGAAATGTTCTTCTCAATCTGCTCGTTGAGTTTTGCTTCCATATCATCAAGTTTTTCTACCATGCTCTCAAGCACATCATATTTATCTTCAGGGATTGATACATAATGATCTTCAAAAAGACCCTTCATTCCTTCAAGGAATGATTCGGTCATCTCGCTCTTGAGACCGTGCTCAATTGCGAGGGCATTTTCTACCATCCACTCTTCAGCAACGTACTCAAGGTATGAGTCAACTCTTTCTTCAAGAGTTGCCTTGTGTGCTTCAACTGCTTCAGCGATTGCCTCTGCCTGTTGTGCTTCCAGAGCTTCCTGGATTTCTTGGACCTTAGAATTCAGAGCAGCTTCAAAGACCATCTTTGCTTTCTCTCTGAACTCCTCGGAGAGTTCTTCACCACCAAGAAGTGCATTGACATCTTCTTCGATGTCAATTTCGTTTGTAACTTCTTCTTCTGCTACAATCTCTTCCAGGACTTCCTCTTCAACTTCTGCTTCTTCCTTTGCAACTTTCTGCATTGGTTCAGCAGGCTTAGCACTCTTATTGACTACATCCTTAACAGTCTTGATCTTAGGCTCTCTGAGCTTTGCAGAATCATTTGTTGGGCTGTAGTTCTCGGGGGTAGGACCACCGAGATCTTCGTAAGAAGCGCCTTGACCAGGGGTGATATTTGCGACACTACCTTGTGCCTCAGCGGGCTTGGCGTTCGCATTCACAGCAGTCTTAGATTGCTCCATTTCTTGTAAATCTCCACGAGACATTTGAACTCTCCGATTAACCTATTTTAATCTATATTTATTTATAAATTCACACTTTACAGGTTGTTCAAGAAGTCGTTGAAGAGATCCAACTTCTTCTCGTCCAACTGTCTCTGTGTGACAAGAGTGTTGATTTGTTTGTAGGTCTTCTTGGCAAAGGACTCTCTAAGGATTCCTCCATCCCAGACCCACTCTTTTCCTTCCATGATGCCCTCAACAAAAGCATCAGGTGCAGAAGGATCTGCTACAATATCTGCAGCAGTGGAGAGCATAAAGTCATCACCAACAATATTTACTCCCTCTCTAGTTTGTCTCAGTGAACCAATACCTCTAGAGGAAACTCCAAGTTTTACGCCCTCACTGATAAGTGATTCTGCAATCTTGCCCATAGGGGTAGAAAGAATCTTTGCCTTACCAATGAAGTTAGAACCATTCTCCTTCAGGGAGACGATCTTGTGTGAAACACGGTCAAGGTTGACGGTAGGACCATCAGGGTGACCGAGTTCACCAAGCGCTCTGCCTGACATAACATGGTTCTCATTGTATCTAGCAACCTCTCTTCTGAGAGTTTCCATAGGATACATTCTACCGTTTCTGTTCTTGAGATCTCCTTGCAGGAAAATGCCCTCAATGAACATAGACTTCTTACCATTCTTTTCTTCAATGATGAAGTCTACTGATTCGATTTCTTCTCTGATTAGTTTCATTTTTCTTCAGGAGGTTTGAACTTGTTGGATGAATGCTTTGCCTGTTCCAGACTCAGATTTTACAGCAACCATAATTGACTTTCTCAGTTCTGCATAAGGAGAATTAAATGCAGGACCTGCAGAAGAGTCATGGTCAACTGTAATTCTAGTGCTGAAATATCCTCCAACACCAGCAGAGGTATTCACATCAGTAACAATCTTGTGTGAGAAGTCCAGTGCGGACTGACCAGTTACTGTAAGAGTAACTGCCTCACCGATTGCGAAGGGGCAACCTGTTCCTTCTGGAAAATCAAGAATTGTTGTAGTTCCAGTTGTAACGCCAACAACTCTCTGAGATGCGGGCATTCCAATAGCGATTTCTTCAGGTTCACCAACAGCAACATAGAAATCTTGCTCAGTTGCAACTGGAAGAGTGCCAATTGCAACATGGCAACCTACAGTTTCAGCAACAACTCTGAGATCTTGAGATTGTTGAGAAATTGCAAGGGTTCTAGCAGAAGTTGTACTTGTACCAAGAACAGTATTAATACCAACAGGTTTGATAGCCATTATCCTTCAATTAGATCTTATAATACTTATTTATTATTCTTCTGAGTCAACCTCTTCCTCAGAATCCAAATCTACATCCGATTCAAACTCTGCTGAAGTTTCAGTCTCTACATCAAGATCTACGTCATCGCCAAACAAAGATGCTGCCACACTGGGTCTAACAGCATCAATATTTTCTGCGCTTTTTTGAAAAAGAATATCTTTAATGTGATCACTAATTTGTGAAGAAGAAGGATCGTCTTGAACAAGCAAATCCATCAGGGCATCCATGTCAGGCATATTGTAACAATAAATCTACAGTGTTATTTAGATCTCCCCGCCAGAAGGAACTTCAGGTACTTCTGGTACTTCTGGTGCTGAAGTATTTTGAATTGCATTTGGAATTGCACCAGGTTCACCAGGTGCCTCAGGTGGAAGATCAACTTCAGCATTTGGATCAGCAATAACTCCCTCTTCAATTTCTTTTTGGATCAGGTAATCTTGCTCAAGAATCTCTTGATCAGTTTGACGAAGAATTTTTCTTCTGATATAGTCTTGAGAGTAATACTTGCCAACATAAGATTCTGCTTGTGCTACAAGATTCAATCTACCTTCAAGAAGTTCTGCGTCTTTGATTTCAGCAAAGTGGTTGTCATACAGGAAGTCATATTGAATATGATCTGCCATATACTCCCAGTCTTCAGGAGTGACAATATTTTTGAGAAGCAGTTGAGTTCTCAACATGTCATTAAACATTGAAGAGAATCTCTTTCTCATTCTTCCAACAAACTTGGAGAACTTGACTTCATCTCTCAAGATTTCAGAAGAACGACCCAACTGAAGACCGCTACCTTCGCCTTCGATTCTTGTCTCGGGAACGTTCAGTGCTCTATAGAGTTTTTTCTGGAAGTAATTGATGTCAGTGATTTCACCAAGATTTTGACCACCAGGCAGAGTTGTGATTTCAGTCCCTCTACCACCTTCTCTTCTTGGAAGCCAGAAGTCTTCCATCATTGACATGAACTTCTTGTCATCTCTGATTTCACCAGTGTTTGCATCATAGACCAACTTGTTTCTATAACGCATCATAACATCGCGCAGATATTGTTCTGCCTTAATCTTTGGCAGATTACCAACGTCAATGTAGAAGATTCTTCTTTCTGGTGCTCTAGAAAGACGATAGATAACAAGTGAATCCTCAATCATCATCAACTGATTGAGTGGTTTGATTGCCTTGTGCAACCAGGACAAAGTTGACCCCTTGTTTCTATCTACCAGACCAGAGGTGCAATAGGTGACAGAATCACGGGTCATTTTAATGCCCTTTGTGGCACCATAAGGATTCGAGTTACCACCAGAAGCTGCAGTGCCAGGATTATAGATGAAATACTCTTCAATTTCTGGGAACTGATAGGTTGATGGATCTTCTTTTTCAAAAGTTCTTGATATTTGTCTAACGCTATCTTTGCCAACTTTCTTCATTTGGCGAATATAACGCATCTTGGCAGCGTCAATATATCTCAACTCTTGAATCCCTTCGTGTGGATTCTTTTGGTCGATGACTTTATTGTAATAAAGTCTGCCGTCGATATACCAGTTTCTAAAGATTTCGTGTGCCTTCTTGTCAAAATCAAGAAGTTCTAAGATATACTTAAACTCTTCTCTGATCTTCTTTTTGATATTGTCACTTGCATTTAAGTTTGACAGTTCGATTTCTACAGGACTGTCATTAGTATCTGCAACGATTGCTTCATTTACGATATCTTCAATTGCACTATCACACTCTGGATAGAGTGCCATTGTGCGATACCTTCTAATCAGGTCACTCTCATTTCTGTAGACACCTTCAATGTCCACATACGAACCAAAAAATCCCGAACTGACGTAGTGGTCATTTCCATCAGCATTACTGGGTGGAACTGGGGATACTACGCCAGGCGGGGTTCTTTCTGAATCTTCAATTGAGAATCCAAATAATCTCGCCATTTCAAATTATACTAGAAACTTCTGTTCTAGTTATTTATCACTCAATCAAAACCTCACCTGCATTAGAACCATTAGACTCTAGTGCATTGCCAACAGTGAAGTATTGGACTTGGAAGGTTACGTCAAATCTCTCAATGTCATCGGTTGTTGAATAGTTCAAACCGATTTCAGAGATTACTGTTGGGAACAGATCGTAGAACTTATAGGTTCTCAGAACTGATGATTGACCACCTGCATTGGTTGTTGAGTTCAGAGTAGCGCCTCTTCCGAGTTGCTGAACATATGCATCGGTCATATATGATGATGGGTTGGAGACACCAGTTGCATCATCCAACTTACTCAGGACGTTTGCCCATCTTTCAAATGCTGTTCTGAGTCTGAAGTCCTCATCATTGATGATTGTTACAGTCCAAGGATCAAAGGTTCTGTCTCCAGCAACGTGAAGAGTTCTGCCTCTGAAAGGAACCGTTACATCACCAATATTTGAAGCAGGCAGTGCTGCTGCTTCACACAAGAACTTAAATGTTCCATTCTCCGCGTCATCACCACTTCCCCAGGCATCAGAAATTGCAGATGGGAATGAAGGGATGCTTACTTCAAACAGATTGGGGCGGGCACCACCGCCCGCCAGTCTTGACTTAAATTGTGATAAGGTTTTGGTCTCTGCCATTTTTTAGGTCCTCCTAGTGTTATGTATTAATGATCAGACAGTGCCAACAACTTCTTCAAATGCAACACCAGTTCTGGTGGCAACGAAGGTCAGAGTGATGTAGTTGATTGACTTGGTAGGCTTCAAGTAAATGTCAGCTCTAAATTCATTATTATCAATCACGTCAGGAGTATTATTTGTCTCATCACAGACAACCAAGAAGTCATAGACGCCTCTCTTTGCCTGGACATCACGAAGATATGGTTCAACGATGTTGACGAAATTAGATCTCGTGTTAGCATCATTGAGTTCAAAGAGTTGTGCGTTTGCCGCACCTTCAAGTGCCTGCTCAACTGTCAGGAACAGTCTTCTAACATTGATTCTGTCGAATGCAGAAGAGTAACCAAGAGCAGTCTTATCACCGAACAGGACAATGCCAGTTCCTCTTTGTGTGATGATAGAGTTGATTCTTGAACCATACAGCAGATCTCTCTGTGCCTTGGTTGGGTTGTATGCAAGTTTGATTGCATTATTCAGAACACCTCTCTGAGCACCAGCAGGTGAGAACCAAGGATATGCAGTGATATCGGTTCTAACCATCAGTCCAGCAGTATCGCCATTAGTTGGGATGTATCTAAACTCGTTATTGAATCTATCGTAGGTATACTTGTAACCAGAATCGAATACTGCGTAAGAAGAACTTGTCAGTGGTGCGAAGAATCTCAAAACGTTATTCGTTTGAGTTGTGGTGTTGGTTACGTCAACAACGTTTGCTCTGTGTGGTGAGATTGTAGCAATACAATCTTTTCTTTGCTCCGCAATAGCGATCAGCAAGTTTGCTTTTGCTTGTGACTCAGACTCATTACTCAGCCCAGGACCACCAATCAAGAAGTCAACTGCAACTTCATCCTTGTTCTCAAACAAGTTGTAGGAGGTTTGCAGACCACCAAGACTTGCCTCAAAACCACCGTTAGTTGAGTAGTTCTCACCACCACCGAAGGAGTAGGTGTTGTTTCCAAGTGCACTGAAGGTTACGCCCTGAGCATCTTGACCCCAGAGACCCTGACCAGTTGTCAGTTTTGCAAAAGAACCAGATGTTGAGAATCCAGCAGCATTTGGAGTTGTGTTCCAGTATGCATCAGCAGCAGATGATGGATTAACACCAGCGTAGATATACTCGGAATTATCTGCAAGATAGTTCTTGTAGTATGTCTTGGTTGGTGCGTCGCCATCAGCGGTAGCATCAAATGCCTTGGAGAGGAATGTATGTCTCTCAAGAATGTTGCCCTGAATACCAGTTAC